GCCTCCCGTGTGTGTGTCCGATTTGAACTAGGCCGTTATCACGCATAGTAACCTCCTGGCGGTGATCGGATGACCGTGCGCAAGCCTCAGGGCAATGTCGAGACGGCGGTCAGGGCCGAACTGCGTTCGCTGGGCGTGAGTGTCCAGCGGGACGGCTCTGCGGCGCTGGCGGTGAGCCTGGCCCGCCAGATCGATACGGCCCGCGGCGCGGTCGCTGCGGCAGCCGCCGCCGGGCAGTTGCGGGCGCTGCTCATCGATCTGCGGAGGCTGGCCGCAGAGCAGCCGGAACGGGACGTGATCGATGACCTCAACGCTCGACGCGCCAGGCGCACTGCTGCTGGGTGATCAGCGCCCGCGGATAGCGTCGGTGCCGCCGTCTGCGTGGTCGGAGGGCGACCGGGCCGCGGACCTGTCTGAGGCTGTCGGCCTGTGCCTGGATGACTGGGAACGGTGGGTCCTGGACCAGGGCCTGGCCCGCACTGGCGACGGGCAGTGGGCGGCGTTCGAGAAGGCGCTGATCGTGGCCCGCCAGAACGGCAAGGGCGCGATCCTGGAGGCGCTGGAACTGGCGGCGCTGTTCCTGGACGACTTCGGCGTTGACCTGATCCTGCACAGCGCGCACGAGTTCAAGACGGCGTCGGAGGCGTTCCGCCGGATTCAGGGGCGGATCGAGAATCACCCGTCGTTCCGCCGCCGGGTGCGGCAGGTGTACCTGCAGCGGGGCGCCGAGTCGATCGAGCTGAAGAACGGGAAGCGGCTGCGGTTCATCGCCCGCTCAGGCGGCTCGGGCCGCGGGTTCTCCGCGGACCTGGTGATCCTGGACGAGGCGTACGAGCTGGGCGATGACGCGATGGCGGCGCTGCTGCCGACGCTGTCGGCCAGGCCGAACCCGCAGATCTGGTACACCTCGACGGCTGGCCTGCCGTCCTCAACGCAGCTGGGCGCGGTGCGGGCCCGGGCGCTGGCGGGCGATGCGGCGTCGCTGGCGTTCTTCGAGTGGTCGGTGGACCCGGACGCCTACGATCCGGCCGATCCGCGGTGCTGGGCCCAGGCGAACCCGGGCATGGGAATCCGCATCACCCCGGAGTACATCGCGAAGGAGCGATCGGCCCTGGCGCCGGAAGAGTTCGCCCGCGAGCGGCTGTCGGTCGGCGATTACCCGGTGGGCACTGCTGGCTCGTGGGACGTCATCGCTGAGGACGCCTGGGGGTCCGCGGCGTCACCTGAGGCCCGGATGTGAGCGAGGTCGCGTTCGGCGCGGAGATTTCGCAGGACCGCCAGCGCTGCGCGATCGTCGCGGCGGGCCGTGAGTCCGGTGGCTCCCGTGTGCTGGTGGACCTGGTCTGGTATGACCACCCGCGCGGCGCGGTGGCCCGCCTGGTGGCCCTGGCCGCCGGTCATGACCCGGTGGCGGTGGTGGTCGATGGCCGTTCGCAGTCCGCGACGCTGATCCGCCCGCTGGCCGACGCGGGGATCGTGGTGACGCAGCCGGGGACCGCTGACGTTGCGGTGGCCCACGGGGAGTTCCTGGACCTGGTGAACGGCGGGAGCCTGGCGCACCTGGAGCAGCCACCGCTGACGGCGGCTGTACGCGCGGCCCAGCAACGGCCCCTGGCGGGCGCGGCGGCGTGGGAGCGGAAGGTCGCCGTCGATCAGAGCCCCTTGGTGGCCGCGACGTTCGCCTGCTGGGCTTATCTCCGGTGGGAGGAACTGTCCGAGCCGGGCGTATTCGTGCTCTAGACGATGACGACAGTGCCGACCTTGCCGTCAAGAACACCGGCAGGTGGTATCCCATCAGGCCATACGGTCTGGGATGACCTCTCCTGACCGCATTCCGGGCAGTAGGCGACCTTCATCCGTGGCCCGTGGCGCTTGCAATAAGCCGAAGTGATCGAGCGATTGCCTTCCCACCCGAGAAATTGCCGGGTCCGCGGCTCGCTGCAATCTGGCACCGCGCATTCAGTAGGCCCATCTGCGCTCATGCCTGGAAATCTACCCCGAGGGGGAGTCACCGTGCGCGCGTCCGTCCTGCTGCTGCTGTGCTCCCTGGCCGGGGTGCTGGCCGGTGGGTGGCTGACTGGCCGCGTCGGGTTCGGCCTGTGCGTCATCGCGGACAGCGTGGCGGTGGCCGTGTTCGTGCTGCTGCGCGACGACGGCGTCCCGGCGCAGCAGCCCGCGGTGCGGTCGGTGCCCGGCACGGTGGCTGACGTCCTGGAGCGCGCCCGGGCGGCATCGTGAGGCTCCTGGACCGGCTGACACGCCGCGCCGGGTACTGGGAGGGGCTGGCCAGCGGCGCTGCCGTCCTGACCACCTCCTACGGCTCCCCGGACCACGAGGCGGTCCTGCCGCAGTTCACCGCCTGGGCGCAGAAGGCCCACGCGGGCAACTCCGTGGTGTTCTCCGCGTTCCTGATCCGCATGATGCTGTTCTCCGAGGCCCGCCTGTGCTGGCAGGCCCTGGACGACAAGCACCTGTTCGGCAACACGGACCTGTCGATCTTCGAGCACCCGTGGGGGCCGGACTCCATCACCGGGAACCTGCTGGCCCGGATGGAGCAGGACGCGGGCCTGACCGGGAACGCCTACATCTGGGCGCCGCCGGGCGAGGGCCGCCTGGTGCGGCTGCGCCCCGACTGGGTGACGATCATCAGCGAGCCGGTCCTGGTCGAGAACGGCACGGGCAAGCCGGGGTACTACCGGGACAAGATCGGGTACTGGTTCGAGCCGCCGAAGGGCGTCACCGATCAGGGCAAGGGCTTTTTCGCGGCCGCCGGGGATGTGTGCCACTGGAGCCCGGTTCCCGACCCTACGGCCGACTTCCGCGGCATGTCGTGGCTGACGCCGATCGTGCGTGAGGTAGCCGGGGACGACGGCCTGACCCAGTACAAAATCCGCTACCTCGAAAACAGCGCTTCGCCGAATCTCCTGATCAAGTACGCGGCGAAGCTGCAGGACGCCACCGTGGACAAGATCCGCGAGCGGATGGCGGCCCGGCACGGCGGCGTCGACAACGCCTTCAAGACCCTCGTGCTCGACCAGGGCGCCGACGTGACCGTGATCGGCAACTCGCTGGCGCAGATGGACTTCTCCAACGTCTCCGCGGCGGGCACGGAGCGGATCCTGGCCGCGTCGATGGTCCCCGGCGTGCTGGTCGGCCTGGAGCCGCTGCGCGGCGCGGGCAAGGGCTACCTGGAGTCGATGCACAAGTTCGCCGATCTGTGGGCGCGCCCGCAGTGGCGGTCGGTGTGCGGGGCGCTGGGCCAGCTGGTGACCGTCCCGGCGGGCAACCGGCTGTGGTTCGACACCGCCGACATCGCCGCGCTGCAGGACGCCGCGATGGAACGCGGCCAGACGGCGCTGGTGAACATGCAGGCGATCCTGACGGCCCGCCAGGCGGGCTACACCCGCGAGTCGATCACTGTGGCGGTCACCTCGGGCGACATCACGAAGCTCAAGCCGGACCCGGCGGCCACGCCGCCCGCGGGCCAGCCGGTGCAGCACATGCTGCCGCAATCCCAGCCGGGCGCCACGGCCAGTCCGCTCCCGGCGGGCACCCAGGCCCGCCTGCCGCTGGGCTCGGTCAGCCCCGGTGACGGCGGCAACGGCACCCGCCCGGCGCCGCAGCTGTCCGCGGGCCGCCGCTCGGCGGACCTGGACGGCCTCGATGAGCTGGACGATGACGACCTCGACGACGGCCAGGACATCGACCTCGATGACCTGATGGCCGACGCGGACTCTGCGGCGGCTGACCTGGACGGCCCCGGCGAGGCGGCGCGGTTCAACACGAGCCACATGGGCGCCGGGTCGCCGAAGGGCGGCCAGTTCGCACCGGCGAGCGGCGGCTCGTCCGGGTCCAAGGGCGCCACCGCCGCGAAGGGCACCACGGCTAAGCCCACGTCGCACGGCCCGGTCAAGACCGCTGGCCCGGTGACGCCCGGCGGCGGCCACGCGGCGCAGAAGCAGGCGCTGCACGCCCGCGCGGAGGCGGACCGCGCGCAGGCCCGGGTGCTGGAGAAGCACCTGCACGCCCTGCACGCGCAGATGAAGGCGCAGGTGGCGGCGCATCACAAGGCGGTCGCTGCGGCGAAGGCGGTGGCTCACCACCCGAAGCCGGGCCACCCGGTGCACCACCACAAGGCGGCGAAGCACCACCACCGCAAGGCCCGGTCGCTGCACGCGCGGATCGCGGCGCTGCGGACGAGGATCCGGCACCTGCTGACCGAGGCCCGCCAGCTCGACGCGCAGGCCGCGAAGCTGTGACCCCCTACTTCGCCGACGACCTGGTGACGCTGTACCTCGGCGACTGCCGGGAGGTGCTCGGCTCCCTTCCGCCGCAGAGCGCGGATCTCATGCTGACCGATCCGCCGTTCTTCATGCCCGCCTCGCACTACCAAAGCCGCGTGCAGTGGCAGAGGTCGTGGGGGGATACCTCGGTACTCGCCGCATTCTGGGGCGTCGTGCTGGACCTGGCCATCCCGCTGATGAAGCGCACCGGCCACGTCATCACGTTCTGCAACGGCGACAGCTACCCGGTCTTTTACCCGGAGGTCTACCGGCGCTTCGATGCCATCAAGTGCATCGTGTGGGACAAGGGCAGCATCGGCATGGGCCGCGTCTGGCGGAATCAGCACGAACTGATCCTGGCGGCGCGGTGGGAGTCGTCTGATTTCACCGAGCAGGGCGGCTCGCGTTCCGATGTGATCAAGGCGCGGGTGATCCCGTCGTCCGATCGCACGCATCCGGTCGAGAAGCCGACCGCTCTGCTGGCACCCCTGATTGAGCCGACGACGCCCCCAGGAGGGCTCATCGTTGACCCGTTCGCCGGTACGGGCTCAACAATCCTGGCGGCCCGCGTCGCTGGACGCCGCGCTATCGGCATCGAGAGCGAAGAACGCTACTGCGAAATGGCCGCCCGCAGGCTCAGCCAGGGAGTGCTGATGGCCCATGGATGAGCGCGGCGCGGTCCGCCTCGGCGGCCAGGTCACCAACCCGGGCGGCACCGCGCGCCTGCACGAGTACTGGGTGCACGGCGAGGGCGCCGCGAAGATCCGCTGGGGCGAGGGCGGCGACTACGACCGCTGTGTGACGCACCTGTCCAAGTACGTGAAGGACGCGCACGGTCTCTGCGCGAACCTGCATCACGCAGCACTCGGCATCTGGCCCGCGACGCATGCCGCCATGGAGCACAAGGCCGGGAGGTCACAGGTGAGCGAACCCGCGTACGACGGCGACGGCCTCGACGCCTCGTGGGACGACTGCTCAGACCTGCCGGACCTGACCGGCCTGCACGTGCACCACTTCGAGGCCGCCGACGGCACCAGCGAGAGTGCCCCCGCGAGCCGGGCGGCCAAGCTCGGCTCCGGCGCCAGGTTCAGCAAGCTCAAGGCGTCGCTGGGGGCCAAAGGAGCGCATGACCCGGGCGCACTCGCGGCCTACATCGGGCGGAAGAAATACGGGAAGGCGAAGTTCATGAGCCTGGCCAGCAAGGCACGCGGCGGCGCGAGCAGGTCTGACGGCGCCCCGCCAGCCCGCGGCGATGAGCAGAGCCCGGTGCCGTTCGTCCGGTCCTACCCCCTGCAGGACATCTCGATCCGCGCCGGCGGCGACGGCCGCACCGTCGACGCCTACGCCGCCGTGTTCGACACCCCCGCGCCGATCCACGACGCCGACGGCGACTACATCGAGGTCATCGACCGCCGCGCGTTCGACCGCATCCTGACGAAGATCGCCCCCTCCGGCGGCCGCTCCGGGTGGCGCTGCGGCGTGTTCTACAACCATGCGATGAACCTTCACGGGCAGCCGTCGGACATCGACTCGATGCCGATCGGGGTCCCCCTGGAGATCAAGGCCGACGATCATGGCCTGTTCACCCGCACCCGGTACCACAAGGGTGACCGCGCCGACCAGGTGCTGGAAGCGATCCGCGAGGGCAGCCTGTCGTCCTACAGCTTCTCCGGCCGGTTCGACCGGTCAAACCCCCATCCGCCCCGCGGCGGGTTCCGCCCCGACCACCGGGGAAACCTCCCGTCCGTCCGCCGCACCGAATCGACGCTGCGCGAATACGGGCCGACGCCGTTCCCCGCCTACGCCGACGCCGCGATTACCGGCGTCCGGTCCGAGCAGATCGTCGAGCAGCTCGAGCGCATCACCGAGCTGCTGCGCATGGGCGTCCCGCTGGACCTGCCCGAAGAAGAGGAAGCCGTTTCCGCCGCCCCCGAAGAGCGGGGCTCGGCGCCCGGGGACTCGCCGCCAGCGCGGCGCTCGCACCGGTCAGTCCGGGAGCAGATCCAGGCCAACACGGCCCTGCTGCTCCAGAGGCAGTACCGGAGGTAGACCGTGACCGCAGTAGACGATCAGCTGTCTGAGGACGAGCTGGCCGCGCAGAAGTCCCGCCTGGACGCGCTCCGCGCCAGGTACAGGACCCTCCCCGACATGGAGGCCCGCCAGCGGGCCATCGCCACCGAGGAGATCCCGAAGATCACCAGCCTGT